CGTCTCGCATCTTCAACGATCCGGACGTCCTCGCGGACATTCTTCCCATCCGAACAGAAGCCGGTCTCTATCGGGCGCTGATTCGGCGACAGAGGCAGGGACTGAAGATCTTTCGTGGCGCGTATATGATGACCACGAGCGGAGTCTCCATCCCGTCGGCCCTCGCCTTCAGCCGAGTTGTCGGGCGGGTGAAGGCTGCTAGGGTCCCGAATACTGACCGTTTGGAGGACGTAGCGTCGTTTCTCCAGACGTTCCGGGGGATAGGACCTTTCCTAGCGAATCAGGTCTGTACGGACCTCCGGTACATCCCCGGAGGTCGGTACCGGTGGGTGGACTGGCGGACCTTCGTCCTAGCCGGTCCGGGAACTCGGCGCGGCCTGAACCGGCTCCATGGTCGGCCGGTCCGACAGGGTCAGACCCAGAAGAGCGTCTACAAGGAATTGATGGCGCTTCGGGAATATCTGCACGAGGAGTTCGGGGAGGTCTTCAACGATCCGAACAACGTGGCGAACTCCCTGTGCGAGTTCGACAAGTACCAACGCGCAAAAGACCAGATCGCAGCCGGCGAACCAATGCGCCTCAAACGAATCTTCCAACCATACAACCCGACACCCTGATGCCCTGCTACGATTCCAGAAATGAACCAGAGTACCAAGTCGCCGAGGCCAGAGATGCTTTGCGACACCATGAAGAAACTGACCGAGGCCAAGCAGCTTGGTCTCGCGTCGTCGGCCACTCTGAAATGGTGGCGAGAACACCAGCTACGAGACTCGTCCAGAAAATCCAACCCTAACTGATCACAACCATGGCTGAATATAGAGCAAGAAACACCAACGACCTGATGCGCCGGATCTATCCCGTGCTCGCCAGTGTCCCGTCCGAACGCAACGCGATGGTCTACGACACCCCGAGCCGCAACGGTCCGGTCCGTCGCTTCTCCGAGCCGGTCAGCATCCTGCTGACGCATCCGTGGGAGCGGGTCAACTTCGACCCGGTCCGCGACGCCAATCCGTTCTTCCATCTGATGGAGGGACTGGCCATGCTCGCCGGCCACAACAGCGTCAAGTTCCTGTCTCACTTCGCCAAGTCCATGACGCTGTTCAGCGACGACGGGGAGACCTACAATGCCTTCTACGGCACGAGGGCTCGCGCCATGGGCGGTGATCAGCTGGGCAAGGTCATCGACAGTCTGCGTCGTAACCCGGCCAGCCGGCAGGAGCTGGTGCTGCTGTGGAGTCCGCACGACCTGTGGAATCCGACCACCAAGGACAAGGCATGCAACTTGTGCATGCTGTTTGAAGTCGGTCCCGATGGTCGGGTGAACATGACCAGCTTCAACCGCAGTAACGACGCCGTCCTCGGCGGAGTGAGTGGTGCGAACATCGTTCACCTGTCCATGTTCCAGGAGTACGTGGCGTGCTCGCTGAACCGACCGATCGGTCACTGGTGGCACGTCAGCAACAATCTGCACGTGTACACCGAGCAGCCACAATGGAAGCGGATGCTGGCGGATCAGAAGAGCTGGAGCGCCGACGATCCATATGAGGATCCGGAGGTGCACTGGCTTCCGCTGTTCGACGAGGCCTCCGGCCACACCAAGCAGGTCTTCGACGAGGACCTTGAGAAGTTCATCCAGCACGCGGACGACGCTATCGCACCGACCGAGGACTACCTCAAGCAGGAACTAGTCTATGCCAGTCACTATCGGGATGGCTTCATCTGCTCGGTCGCCGTCCCCGTCTTCAACTGCTGGCAATGGCACAAGCGCCACGACGACCTGAAGGCACGTAATCTCACCTCCGACATCGCGGCTCCCGACTGGCAGCTCGCCTGCACCAACTGGCTCAATCGTAAACTCAATCAAGCATGAACCCATCAACCAAGATCATCGACACCATCGCAGCCGGACTCGTCGCCCGGTATCACGCGGCTCCATCCGTGGAGCCGCAGTCTGTGGCCCACCACAGCTGGAACGTTGCCGTCCTTGTCCACTACCTATACCCGGCTGCGCCGAAGGACCTCATCATCGAGGCGCTCGGCCACGACGTCGGGGAGTATTGGACCGGCGACGCTCCGTTCTCGATCAAGCGGGACCACCCTGAAATCAAGGAGCTGTACACCGACCTCGAGTTCAAGCACCGCTACTACGACTCCACCATGCCGACCATCGAGCTGCCGTCGGCCAACGCCAAGCTGCTCAAGCTGTGCGACACCTTGGACGGATTCCTGTGGTGCAGCCTGCACGAGCGCGGCACCAGGATCTCCGATCGGTGGAACGAATCCTACAACCTCGCCCGGAAGAAGTTCTGGGACGACCTCGACGTGATCGACCCGGTCCTCTGGGACAAGGCCGACCACCTGTTCAGCGAGCACGGAGGGATCATCGCATGAAGACGTATCGCTGCAAGACATGCCAGTACGAATCATCGTCCGACAACATCCCTCTGTGCTGCCCGGCTTGCCTGACTACGGATCTGGAGGAGACCGGTCTCATCGACGTCAGCACGCACGCGGAACCCGGTCTGAAAGCTGGTCACCCCGAGCCCAAGGGAGTCTTCACCTCGGTGACCGCGCTGGACAAGCAGGTCGGCGGCACGCACTACAAGGGTGACGTCATCCAGCACGTGGAGTACTGCCAGAAGAACAAGATCCCGTGGTGCGAGTCCGCAGCCATCAAGTACATCGTTCGGCACCGTAAGAAGAACGGTCGCCAGGACATTGAGAAAGCCATCCACTACCTCGAGCTGCTGCTCGACATCGAATACCCTAAGAAACCATGATCAACCTCGACTACATCCGTGCGTACATCCGCACCACTCGCTTCGGGGACTTCCTCCGCCGCACCAGCCTGATCAGCAAAGGCTGGAAGCAACTCCCGCTTGGGACGGATCCCAAGGTCCGGTACTACGTCAAGCTGTTCTCCCCGAACCTGACCGCGGTCTGCATCACCATCCAGTCCGCTGAAGAGATGGAGCGCAATCACGGCACCGGCTGGTCCCCCAGCATCGCCAAGCAGGTCAACCGAACCAACGGCAAATGAAAGTCCAGAAGATCCGAGACCGCCGTGGCGTCTACGCCTGCTGGGTAGACTGTCCGTATCCGCGCACCATCGGCGGTCTCGGTCCTCTTCGGCCCGACGCCAAACAAGTCCCACTCCATGACCCCGTTCACGACCTACCAGTCCAGCCGCACGTTCTGCCACCTCGTCTGTGACGAGTGGCGGTCTCTCGGCTGGAAGACCCAGAGCAAGCAGTTCTTCGGCACCGTACACCTGATGCTGCCCGACGGCTTCAGCGTTCACGCCAACACCAAGGAGGACGCGTTCCGGTTGCTGTGCAGCGAGTGGGCCGACAGGCACCTGCACAAGATCGAGTACGACCCGACACTGGACGGAGCCACGAAAGTGTCGGCCACGCTGCGGACTCGAGATCTCGGACGGGAAGAGCCGTACTACAAGGCCTCTTCAGTCGCAGGGTTTACGAACTTCAACTTCGAGTTCGACCCAGAGGCGTTCCAGGACATGGTGCACAAGTGGCACACGAAACCACCAAAGACCTGAAGCGTCAGGGCTGGCACCGGCACACGGAGCCACCAGCCCTGACGACTTCCAGCTTGTTTCCCGCTACCCACGACACCTCCATCGCTGCGCCGGGGAAAGTTATAGATGCGTGTATGTCGCAGTATTGTTCCCGGACTGCGTGTACCCGGTCGCCGTGGCCCATGCCACCAGCACGTCGCCCGCGTTCGTGGTGAACGTCGTGCTGTATGTCAGCGTCGCGCCACCGTTCACCGTGTAATGGATGGTAGAACTCGGCGTGGCACACGACATGGTGCAGGCCGCAGTCGAACTGAGCGTGGTGTTGCTTGGCGGGTTGAACGAGATGGAAACGCCCGAGCAGGTTGGTGTGGAGGAGTTCAGGGTGAAGGTCACGCTGATCTCCGCCGACGTATCGTTGCCGTTGAACGCCTTGACCCGGAACGTGGTGCCGACCGTGATGGTGACACCACCACCGGGGAACGACGGACTGGTATTGTTGACCGCCGATCCGTCCGTGGTGTACCGGATGGTCGCTCCGCTGGTGGCACAGGTAGCCGTGACGGTCACGCTCGTAGTGAACTGTCCGCCTGCCGGCGACAGGGACGGGGTCGCCACGGCGGTCACGCTGGTGGTCGCCGCCACCGTTGCCGAGTACAGGCTGAACACCCCGAGAACGTTCTTGTACCGATAGCGCACGTCGTACGATACACCGGGCAGGATGTTCGTCAGATAATCGGTCGTGGTGTCACCGCGGTCGTTGCTCCACACGAGCCATGTCGAGTCGGCCGTCTTCTTGTACTCGATGCTGATAACCCCGCCGTTGAACACCGAGGCGTCCGTCGGAGTGGTCATGACCACCTTCAGCCGCGCGGTCGTGGTGCCATCTGGGTTCTGAAGATTATCCTGCGTGACGGTCGGGCTGGTCGGCGTGCTGGTGGCGAGCGAGTAGTAGTTCGGCAGGGTGGACAGCGGAGTGGCTGGAAGCGACTGCTCTTCGGCAGTGGTCCAGTCAAAGATATGGCTGTCCGTCTCACGCAGCGACAGGTCCATACCAAGGATCGGCGCTCCGCCGTTGCCGCCGCTGTCCATGCGGAACTGCGTGTTGATAACCTCGAAGGTCTTGCTCGACCAGCCGTACCGG